TGAGCGTGTGACAAGGTTAGAGAAAATAACTTATTTAAAAGTCTTTGTGAATCTTTAACCTTGTTCACATCTGATTTTGGATAGGGAGTATTAGTCCAAATGTTCGTAAATGGAACAATCGGATATATATCAGTGTTAAGAATACGCTCATAAAGTAAAGTATCTCCAATGCTACTGCATTGAGCAATTCTTGTTTGTAAAATTTCTTCTACTTCTAAAGCACCCATTTCGATAGCTTTTAAAGTTTCTTCTTGTTCAACAATAGTAGCATACATTTCTACATCTATTATTTTTTCGCTACCATCTATTGTGTTAAAAAGTCTATAAAATGGAACTTTTACTTTGTAAAATCTATCAAGTATTTGATATTTTTGATTTACATTATAATCTAAATCTTTTGCTTCAGCAGGAGTTAAAACATTATTGCTGTTTTTTAAATTAGATGTTGGATAGTCTTCTCCATACAAAGAATTAACACCAACTTCTATATCATCAATAAACTCTTGCAATTGAGGATATAAATCTAAAACTTGCTGCCTGGTTAAAAACGTAGACAATATCATTCCTGACGCATCATTAAAAAATCTATCTCTTGATGCTGGGTCTACATATACTCTAAAAGGGTCTACGTGCGTATACTTAACTTCACCTCTACCATAATCTGCTTCAGGGTCTACATATACATACATATATCCCAGTCCAGTAACAGCATAATCGTGAACAACTTGCTTAAATGTACTGTCTCCATTTGAAATGTCCCATACATATTCAAGTATTGTTCTCCAAACATTTGATAGTTTGTTATCTGAATCTTCTCTTGCAATAACAGAAAATTTTGCTGGTCTTGCTGTAAGCAATGATTTTAGTTTATCAACAGCAGCATATACTCTATCTATAACAAAATCAGCCTGCCCTACAGCTTGTAGTGCATCTGATTCGTCTGTGCTATAATGATTTCCTAGAGTAAAGTCTACTGCATTTCTCGCTTCAGCGTCCCATTGTTCTCTTGCGTCTCTCCAACGTCTAAACAATTCTTTTGTAATCTGAGGCTTAGATTTATTTTCGTCGTAATTAGCCATAAACTCCCAATTTAGTTTTTAGTCTAAAAATAATGATTTTTGTTTATTGAAGTCAAGAAAAAAATTATATTTTTTGACCAGTAACCCAGTTTATGACTTTTTTTGCTCTACTTTCTTCTATTTTACTTATTTTGTCTTCTAGTTTGTCTGCGTCGATTGCAGAACTTTTGGGAGGTTTTGCTGTAGTGACAGCATACCAAAGTCCGTCAAGAAGGTCATCGTTTCTACCTTTTGGAAACTCAAACATTTCATCTATTAAGTTTGCGTGTTCTTTCTTGACAAACATCTTTCTTCGATTGACAATAGGACAAAGCAATGCTTCTAACCTATCTTCTTTTTTGATACCAGCTGGAGGTCTAACTCCTTGTGATAAACCTGGTGCTAATTTTCTATCTTTACCAACAAGTTGATTTACATAATCTTTTACTAATCCTTGAGCACCAACCTTTTCAACATTAACTCTTCTAACAGGGTGGTACTTTTTTGCCATATCAACAATAGTCTTAGGCATATCATATAATGGAGAATGTTCTCTGTAGTAATCAACGATATATACATTTCTATCGCTATCAATAGCAATAACCATAATTACCTGGTAGTCGCTTCTTGCATTTGCTTCGTAAGCCAAGTCAACTCCTATATATACATTTACAGGTATAGCAGATTCATCTACCATCATATAGTTAAAACCATTTCTTTCTACAAGATTTCCTCTGTAATAATTAAGTCTATCTATATGAAACTTAGCACTTTCTAAGTCTCTTGCCTCATTTAGATACTCTTGTGCAAACTTATGAACAAGACCCATTTCAGTAAATCTTCTTTTTATGTCTGCTAGTTTTTCTCTAGTAAAATAACTAGGCCACAGAGGAACATCATCTACAATTGCTTTTTTGTATAGTACTTTCCAAGCTGACTTTCTGTTTTCTTTGTTTGCTTGCAGATATCCATCGTACACTCCTTGTAGGAATGAATCGTAGTGGACTATCGTACCAATAAGCCATATTGACCCTTCGTTTTCTTTGGAGTTTTCCAAAGCGGGTTCTACTGTTGACATTACCCATTCTTTAATCTCTCTTCTTCTTTCTGGTGTTTTCGTATTTAATTCTGATTCAAAGTCATCAAGAATAATATTTGTATATCTTAATCCTAACTGAGAACGACCACGCAAACGTTGTGATGTACCCTTTGCAATAATCCTATCTCCTCTTGCAGTAGTAAATTCTTTTTCTGTCCACTTGCTACCCTTTAAGTCTCCAAAGTAATATTGAAGTGCTGGATTTATATCTATATGATTTTGTATGTATTTAATATGGTCAATAGCTTGAGATTGTTCTTCCGATACCCAAGCTATAAATTGTTTCTTTTCTGGAGGAGCAAAGTACAACTGATGAAGTAAAGCTGTTTTAGCTAAAGTTGATTTTGCGTGACCTCTGGGAAGTATAAGACAAACTCTTTTTTCCTGACCTAAAAGAATATTACTTAGCTCATATTGATAAGGAGCAGGAGTTGACTTCATAAAATCTTCTGGTAGAAACATTTGACCAAAAGTCACAATATCCTTTCTTGCCAACTCCAAAGCTTTTTCCTTTTGAGATAGGTCTGGTGGTATAATATTAAACTGTTCTGGCTTCTTCGTATCTTTTTTCATAAACTCTATCCATCATAACTATAGTTTTAGGTGAAAGCCAATCACCATCAGGAACTTCTGTAAACATACTAGAGCTTTGCCAAAGTAAAGGTCCAGCAACATAAACCCAACATTTTTCTTTTTCATTTGTTTCATCAAGTATTATGTTAGCTGTTGTTCTTATATATAAACCATCTTTTGTAGATTCATACATATCATACATATTTAACTCTTCATCAGTAACATCCATAACTTCTACTACTGCACCTTTCCCTTTTTCGTTTTTAATTAAAGCTGGAAAAGACTTAGTCCCAGGAAATACAAGACTAAATCCTTCAATCTTTCCAGTATCTTCAAATCCTCTTCTTAGCGTGCCATAAACTGCTAGTCTCATGAATGACCTACCTCTCTAGGTATACCTATATCTGTAATACCAAAAGAGGTATTATATACTGTTAAACAATTAAAACATTTGACATGAGTAGTATCTCTTCTTTCTTTGCTATAAAGAAATACTCCTGTTTTGCTTAATCTATAGTGACATATATGACAACGTTTATTTTTCGTTATCTTTTTTAACTTCCGCCAATTTTTTGTGTTGGGACCCTTGAATTGCATTTAGTTGCTCCTGTGTAAATCCTTGGAACAATGTTAAAGACTCTGTAGTCTTCTCTGTATCCATCATTCCAGATATTTTCATTAATGTTGTTATAGCTGTTATCTTGTCTCTATCTGAAGAACCTCCTTTATCTATAATGTTTCTCATTTCTTCTAATAGATATTGAGGAGTAATCTCAGCATCATTCAAGTGTTTGTCTATTTCTTCTCTAATCAATTTTTTTACCCTATCGGTTTTTAATAGTAACTTTGCTTGTGATTTTGCATAATTTTCATTTTTACTAGGAAATGCTTTCATATATGCTTCAACCACATCATCTCCTTTAGCAACATACTTTCCAAACAAAAATTCTTTATCTGTAGTATGTTTTCTGTTTTTCTTTCTGACAGACGGAGATTCTCCTGCTGTAGAAAAAGTGTACATGTTTGTTTTCATGTCTCCTTTCATTACAACACTTGGACTACAAACAAATGAACCCATTATGGTTCTTATAAATGTAGTTTCTTTTTTTCTGTCATCTTTCTTCAGAACGCCTAGGTGTAACACTTGACATACTTGACCATCGTCAGTCAAT